GATGTAGACCTGTCCGCCCGCCCCCCACGACGGCGTCATAACGACCAGCACCTCATCCGACTTGAGAGATGGCGGGCTGCCGTACGGTTCGGTAGTGCGCTGCTTGTACTCAACAAGGTGGTCGGCATCCGGGCCAACGAAAATGCCCGATGACTTGTAAACGCGCAACCATGCCTTGTTGACGTTTTTCGTGCGGCCCTGGCCAAACCCATCCACGTTCAGCGTCATGGGCAAAGTTTGCAGGTCGCTCTCATACGGCAGACCCACAATGATCTTGGTTGCCGCCCGCTGAAGCGAGATCGAACCGCTCGTCACCACCTGTTCTGGCATGACCGCGCCATCGGCCAGGATGCTGACGGTCTTGCCCTCAAGATGCGACAAACCGCCAAGGTCCTTGCGAGCAAACGACCAGTTTGTAGTTGCCGTGTTGCGAAGTGCAACTGGAATGAGTTTGTCAACTCGCGCAGTTGCCACCGTAGTAGATGACGTTGCAATGATGGTCAGTCGATACTTGACGCCATTTGCGTCGGTCAAGACAATGGCATCGCCAACATCGGTGGTTCCGGGCCACACAAACAGGCTTGAAGATGCGGTGATCGTTAGCACCTCGGTGGAATCCCATGCCGTGCCGCCCGATACCGTGACCGTTTCGCTTGTAATGTTGGTGCCGTTATACGTCAATGCGCTGTCAACAAAGATGCAATCGTCAAGCGCATCAACTTGGCGAGATGCAAGGCGTTCAACGTAACGCTTGGTGCTGCCATTGATGGTGCGCTTGACTACCACGTACACGCGGTCTTCATCGCCTTCTGCCACCGCAGTGCAACTCTCAAACGTGCCATCGGTTTCGTGCCAGTGCCAAGCGCCGAGTTGCTGTTCCGGCACGTATGTCAGACCCAGCATGTACCCGCTGCTTGAAATGAACCACAGAATCGGCTGCGGACTCTTGGCGTAGCACATGTCCGACAGTTCTAGGTTGTCAAACAAGTGCGTAGACCGTAGCGACAGGTCGCCCGTGATAAATCCTTGCGACTGCCACGAATATCCAAGTTCTCGCACATGACCGCCGCGCTCAGCGCAGTACACCACCACGTTGTTGACAATCTCCGGCTGCACATTGTTTGCGCCGATGTAAGACTGCGGGCGAACCGAGATCGTGCTAGGCGTGATGACATCGCTGTTGATCGGGCTGACGCGAAGCTCTGAACTGTTAGTCAGCATAAGCATCTGCGTCAGCGGCACAATGTGCCGGATGGTCGATGCCTCGCGGACGGCCACCTCAATCTTGATGCGGTCATCGTCCTGGGTCGGGATCGAATACGACATGTCGTTTTCGGTAGCGGATCGCGTCATCCACAACGTCTGTGGCTCGTTTGTCGTTCCAGCAAATGCCTTGCGCTGCTCAAAGTACGACACCGCGCCCGGGTAATTTCCGCTGCTTGCAAACACCGCGTCGTAGATCGACGGAGTAATCGACAGATCAGGAGCAATGTTGTCATCGGTAAAGGTCAGCGCACTAGTCTGGCCGATGTACCCATACAGGCCATTCAAACGCTTGTACACGTTGTAGCGCGTCGCGCCCGTGACTGCCGACCAGGTAATCGTGTTGTACGCGCCCGTGACCGTCAGGTTGTTAACAACATGCCCGGACGAAGACGCTTGACTTTCGGCGTTGGTGTCATTAAGTGCAGTAACAACGTAGTAGTTGTCAACGTCATATACGCGGCTTGATTCCTGAACCGAACCGCTATTTGCCGTGTATGCAACTGCATTGTTGTAGGCAACGCCAGTGTTGTAGTCGGCAATTTTAAATCCGTTTGCTGGCGTACCCGTATGCGTTACGGTGTAGAAACCATCGGGCAAACTGAACCCGGCCGCGCCCGTGCAGCCAGTGATGAACACCGTGCTTTGCTCGGCAAACAGCGGCTTGACGGGAACTTCAAGCACTGCTGGGCTTGCCGTGCTGATAGTTGTGATGTTCTGCGATTGACCACGGAACGCAGTGACAGTCGGCGCACCAGGGGCTGCAATGGCTGCGCCAAATGAAATTGTTTCGAGCCGCCAATCGGTTGCCCCGTATCTGCGCAGCTCGCGGGGTGCATAGTTTGGATGCACCAGCGTCATCACATCAGCGGACTGAACGTAGTGGATGTCAAAAAGATCCGCCTCCGCATATGGCGTGGGAATCTCATAGAAGCCCGATGGCATGGGATACCAATACGTTGCGTTTGGCGGTGCATTGCCAACGCTGCTAGCAATGCAGTAATAGTTTACGCCGCCACTTGAGACAAGACCGCCAACCGAATACACCTGGTTGGTAGTGATCGTTCCACTGCCAGTAGTGGTGATGTCAATTGCAGATCCAGTTGCGGACAAAGACAGCTGATAGGTGTTTGCCGCAGCATTGATAACGTAATACGTTGTAGCCGCCACGAGCGGTGCGGGCAACGTGGTTGTAGCCGACACCTGCACTGGCGTTCCGTTTGCGTATCCGTGCGCGTTGCTAGTAAATGTTTCCGTACCCGTATTGACAGCACTAATTGTCTTTGTCGTGCTATATGCAGATGGCGTTCCCGGTGTCAGCGTAGCCGCATTGGTGTGAAAACGCATGTAATACTCGCCCAACTCAAGCACCATTGTCTGCGTAGTGCTGTAAGTGAACGAAATCAAGCGCGTCTTCTTCGTGCTGTCCTTGACTTCCTTGACAAACTCCGTACCAGGCCGATTGTCGGCCGCCCCCTGCGGCATGGCAATAAAGTTCTTCATTCGGGCAAGGCCCGTCTGAAATTTTGTATCGTCAATGCGACCGAACATGTCCGGGGAAATCTCGCCGCCGGCAAAGGAACGGTAGTAGGTACGGGTGTTTGGCATGTCTTACCTTCCCGAAATCCAGGGCGTCACAATGTCAGGCTTGGAGTTGCGCTGGTTTGCATCTGACGCGGTGGCCTTCTGCAAGTAGCCCATCATCATTTGCGTCATGCGCTTGGCTTCCGCCGCGCCCGCGTCACCCTTTATGATCGGGCCGGCAAGCATAGACGCCAAGTGGTACGACAGCGTCATCACGAACAGCGGAGAGAACTGCGTCGGGTCGGTGATGTGCGCCGTGTAGCGCAAGACCGCGTTCTCCTGGTTGGTGTAAATGACCTGCGTCCCGTTGTCCAGGGTTTCAAGCGTGTACGGCTGCGGCGAATAGCGACCAGCAGCAATCATCGGGGAATAGTTGTGCGCAAAGTTCGGCGTGTCAGTAGGTGAAAACTTTGTGGAGTAGTCATCTGCCGCGTCAGCGGGCAGCACCGAGATCAGGTTGTTCGCATCGCTAGGAACGGCATAGGCGTACAGCCATTCCGGCCAGGTGCTGGTCAAGGAAGCAAGCACCACGCGGCGCATGGTGAAGTTCCAGTAGTGCATCTCGAGGAGGCTGTCCACCGCAATGGGGTAGAACCTGGCGCAATGCTCGGATTGCGCCGACCCTTCGGGCGGGTCAATGCTTGACACGGTCGCCGTGTCGCCGAGATGAGCAAGAGCAAGATTGCAGATTTCAACCGCTGATGGCATAACCGCCTCCTAGTGAAATGAGGGGAGCCGTGGTTTCCCGACGGCTCCCCTCGTTGCGCTTCACTTCACAGGACTCAAGCTCCGTCCGTGTCCTTGGTCATCTTGGGCCGACCGGGCTTGCGCTTCGGGGCTTCCATGACCGCAACAGTCGATTCCGATTCCCACGAGCCACCATCAACAATCTCGACGTTAGCATTGTGAGGACCGTTGTATTCAAACACCTCGCCCGTATCGCGGACTTGGTTGTCGATGAAACACTTTGCTGTTGCTCGGACTCGCATGGATTAAATCCTTATCAGAGAACCGTGATTGCAGACGGATAGAACTTCTGGCCGTCCTGGATGTCAGTCACGATATCGCACTGCACCTTGACAGCACCAACGGTGCCGGACACGGTGAAGTAAGCAGACATCCAACGCTGACCCTTAGACGCGATGATCGGGGGCAGGCGCAGAACAATCTGCGTACCACCCTTGTAGACCGTCGTGCCAAGAGCAGTCGTTCCGGCCGAGGTCGGAGCAATCAGCGTGGTTGCAACATACGCCGCGCTTGACACGAGCGTAGTCGGGCTAGACATGGCTTCTGCGGCGGAAGACTGAATTGAGAACGTCACGGTTCCCGAATTAGTTCCGGTCGTAGTCACCGTGAACACGGCGTAGATATCCTTACCCTCACCGATTTCTCGGGCCTGGGAAAGATCAACGACGTTTTCGCTGACGCGGCTGGCAGTGATGGCCGAGCCGGAGTTTTCGAGCTGAAAGAGCTTGTCAGAAATCATTGGAGTGGTTTCCTTTCTTTATCGTTCCAATTAGGAAACGACCGCTTCAGTGTTGAGGATGGAGTCAACGCGACGCAGCGGAACTCCGAGGAACGACAGCCAGCTGTACGGGGTGCCGAACTGCGAGAGGCCATCGTTGACCTTGAGGACGTACTGGCTCTTATCGAGCGCAGCAACCGACAGACCGCTGTGGACGGTACGGTTCATGTAGAAGGCAGCGCGGCCCATCGACATGTTCGGGATGCGATACAGAGCGCGAGCCATCAGCTTGATGAGCGCGGTCGAATCGCCAGCCTCCTGGGTGCCAGTCTGACCGACGAGGTCTTCGACGTTGATGTTGCAGATGCGCACAACGTAACGCCAATCCTTCACGACCAGGCCGTTCTTCCACTGGTAGCGAGTGGCATACGCCTGGAGGCGGGTGCCATCGCTGTTGTAGACGGTCTGCTCGCCAAGGTCCTCATGGATCAGGCCAGCCTTGCTGCCCTTGGGGAAGGTGCAGTACACGGTGTTGTCGCCCCACACAACCAGGTACACCGAGGTGTTCTTGGTTGCATCAGAACCAGCCGCGTTGATGATGTTCTGGGCATTGCCTGCGCCGGAAATCGCCGAGTAACGCGGAGCAAGACCAAGGAACGACTTCGGATCTGCGGCGGTGTTGCCGTAGAACAGGGTCGTGGCCTGGGTCTGGTTCATGGCCTCAAGGAACGCCGTGTCTTCGGACAGACGGAACTGAGCCGTGTTGCCGTTGAGCATGGCGAGGTCCTTGTCGACTTCGCTGCGAGCTTCGAGGATGCCGCAAGCCTCATCGACCTGCGCGGTCGTGGACTTGGTGCTGGGGATACCCTGGTTGAGCGCACGCCAGTACACGGTCGGAAGACCAGTACGAATGACCACGCGCTCGCCAGTCGGCAGGTTGCCTTCCTTGAACACGCAGTCTTCCAGGATTTCGTTGCTCTGCGAGAGCAGTTCGGCGATGACCGGGATACGGCCATCCGGATCGGTGCGCTTCGCCCAGTCGGCGAGGGTCAGATTGCTAGTGCTGAGAGTTGCCATTTTGTTGGCTCCTTATGTTGGTGAATCAAGACTGATTGGAATAGAGGGCTGCCGCTGCGCCAGCAAAGTCCATCGGCCCGTTCGACTTTGCAGTCGTAGAACCCGTGGATGGCCCGACGTAGCGATCCTCACTAATTGCCTTCCCTGCCCTGAACATGAACCGGATTACTTCCGGGTGATTGCCCAGGCCAGAGTCGTTGAGCAGCGAACGCAGCTCGGCGGTGCCGAACGTGTCAAGTGCCTTCTTCGCAACCGAAAGGTTCTCAGTGATCTTGTCACCACCGAATTCCTTGTCGGCCTTTGAAGATTCCGCCCACTGCGAGCGGACTGCCTCAACCTGTGC